GGTCTTAATGGTGATGATGGTCCGGACGGTGTTACTACTGCTGATCTTTTGCCGTTGCGTCGTGGTAAGCGCCATGATTATTTTACTTCGTGTTTGCCGTGGCCGCAGAAAGGTGATGCGGTTACGATGCCGTTAGGTGATGTTGCGCCAGTTTGGTCTAATGAAGGCGTTTCGTTGAATAGTGTTACGGGCTCCGGTCATATTCGGATGAAGCCGGCTGGCGGTTCGGATCGTAACGTTTTTATTGGTTTGGGTAACACTCAGTTGAATGTTACTGGTGCGAATGGTGACGGTTCCACTTCTATGAAGTGGGATGAGACGCAATCGTGGGCGTCGAATGCTGGTACAGGTCTTTATGCTGATTTAACGGAGGCTACTGCGGCAACTATTAACCAGTTGCGTCAAGCGTTTCAGGTTCAGCGATTACTTGAGCGGGATGCGCGTGGTGGCACACGTTATACTGAAATTTTACGTGCACATTTTGGTGTCACTTCTCCTGATGCTCGGTTGCAACGGCCTGAGTATCTTGGCGGCGGTTCATCGCCTGTTAATATTGTTGCGGTGCCTCAGACTTCTGAGACGGATGCCGGGACACCGCAAGGTAATCTTGCGGCTTATGGTACGGCAACGTTGCATGGGCACGGTTTTACTAAGTCTTTCACCGAGCATTGCACTATTATTGGTTTGGTTTGCGTTCGTGCTGATCTCACATATCAGCAGGGTTTAGAGCGTATGTGGTCTCGTCAGACGCGTTTTGATTTTTATTGGCCGGCTCTTTCTCATATCGGCGAGCAGTCGGTGCTTCGTAAGGAGCTGGTTTGTGCTGGCACTGCGGCTGATGAGGAAGTTTTTGGTTATCAGGAGCGTTATGCGGAGTATCGGTATAAGCCTACTCGTATTACTGGTTTGTTTCGTTCTTCGCATCCGCAATCGTTGGATGCGTGGCATTTGTCTCAGGAGCTTACTGCGCCTGCTACGTTAAATGAGGCGTTTATTGTTGATGACCCCCCGATTGATCGGGTTATCGCTGTGCCTGCGGAGCCTCATTTTCTTTTCGATGCGTATTTTAAGCTCCGTTGTGCTCGGCCTATGCCGATGTTTGGTGTTCCTGGCATGATTGACCATTTCTAGGAGTTTTTATGGCTTGGGTACCTGCTGCTATTGGTGCTGCTGCTTCTATTTTGGGCGGAGAGCGTGCTAATCGCTCGTCCGCTCGTTCTGTCGATCGGCAGATGGCGTTTCAAGAGCGTATGTCGAGCACGGCGCATCAGCGCGAAGTGCTGGACCTGCGCGCGGCTGGTTTGAATCCTATTCTTGCCGCTGGCGGTGCTGGTTCTTCGACGCCTGGAGGCGCGAATGTTAATTATCAGGATGTTGCTACGCCTGCCGTGAATTCTGCTCTTGCTGCGCGTCGTAATGGTGAGGAGGTTCGTAATCTTATTGAGCAGCGTAATTTGTTGCGTGCTACTCGTGAGAAAACGGACTGGGATCGTGAAGTTTCTCGTAATGCTGCTCGTCTTTCTGATATTCAGCTCGATTTTGCTCCTTTTACTGCTATGCAGTCTCTTCGTACTCAGGAATTGAATAATCAGTTAACGGAGGCGAATGTTCCCGGTGCGATTCTTAAGGAAGGTATGTGGAAGATGGGTGCCCAGGCTATGCAATCTCTTATTGACAAGCTGGGAATCTCTAATTCTGCTTTCGGCGTTAATGATATTTTACGTCAGATACAGGAGTTGAAGCGATGAGTATGGCGCGTTCTCGTTTTTCGCCTCGTAATCCGGTCGTGGTGGATACTTCGGTTTTGCCTGATCGTGCAAAACAGTCTATGAAGGATTCCTCCGATATTAATTTTATTATGTCTCGTTATTTGCGTACGGGTAATGTTGATTGGTTAGCTAAGTATCCCGGTGAGTTCGGGCATGTGGAGTCTCAGACTTTCCATGAATGTATGAATGTTGTTGCGAAAGCTGAGCAGATGTTTGCGGATTTGCCGTCTGCAGTGCGTAAGCGTTTTTCTAATGAGCCTCGTGAGTTTTTGGCATGGGCGCAAGATTCTAAGAATCTGCCCGAGGCTCGCAAGCTCGGGCTGGCGCCTCCTGAGGTCGTCCAGGAGCCTATTCCGAGTTTGACCCCCCAGGGGTCGGCTGCCGCTGGCAGCGTGGCGCCTTCGGCGCCTGGCACAGTTCCTACTTGATGTAACTGTGCGGACTGACACCTTTGTCAGTCCTATTCCCCCCCGAGCTCCGGCCCGGGGGGGTTTTTTTTTACTTTACCGTGTCGATGAACGGCGCTATCTTCATGAGCATGAAGTGTCCGGTCTCTACTTCCTCTTTCAATTCTTTCATGGCGGTGGATCGCGCCTCGTTCGCGTCTTTCGCCTCGATGACTATTTGACTTGTTCGGAGCTTGTTTTGTGGCGTCACGTACTTGTAGTTCACTTGGAAAATCATTCCGGTCTCCTATTAGTTTGCGACCGCCGTCAGTCTACTGTAAGGTTTTTTTCCGTGTCAATGGTTCTCGTTGTGTAGTCAGGAGGTCTTATGCGTAAGCGTTCTCGTATGTCTCGTGGTGGTTCTCGTCGTGATTTCCGTCGCAAGTCTGGCGTTCATCCTAAGAACACTCGTTCTGCTCCTATGCGCGGCGGTATTCGTCTATGAGCCGTCGGGCGAAGTTTAAGAAGCACGGTGATCGCTCGTTCTCTGCTGTTTTTGATAAGCGTCGTAAGGGTAAGCGCGCGCCTCGTTTCGAGCGTGGTACGCGTCCTAAGTGGTTGTGGTAATGTGCCGTGCTATCATCCTTTGTCTGCGTGGCGGGGCCGTAATCCAGGCCCCTCGGGTAAAGTTGGTATAGTATTTCGTAAGGAGGATTCCTGCGGTGTTTCTATTGAGTTGCCTTGTGGTCAGTGTATCGGATGCCGTTTAGAACGGTCTCGTCAGTGGGCTGTGCGTTGTATGCATGAAGCCTCTCTGCATGAGTGTAATTCCTTCGTAACTTTGACTTATTCCGATTCTAATTTGCCGGATTCCGGCTCTCTCGTTCTGCGTGATTTTCAGTTGTTCTGTAAGCGTTTGCGGAAGCGTCTCGGAGGCTTCCGTTTTTTTCATTGTGGCGAGTATGGCGAGCGTCTAGGTAGACCGCATTATCATGCGTGTCTCTTTGGTGTCGATTTTCCTGATCGTGTTTTGTATAACGAGCGTAATGGTGTGAAGCTGTATGAGTCCCCCCTCTTGAATGATGTGTGGGGGCTTGGTTTTGCTACTGTCGGTGATGTTACTTTCGAGTCTGCTGCGTATGTTGCTCGGTATGTGTGTAAGAAGGTGACGGGCGAGTCTGCTGGCGATCATTATGGCGATAAGAAGCCTGAGTATGTGACTATGTCTCGTCGTCCGGGTATCGGTCGCGAGTGGTTCGAGAAGTTTTCTGCGGAGGTATATCCGTCGGACGAGGTTATTTCTCGTGGGCGCTCTTGTCGCCCGCCTCGTTTCTATGATTCTGTTTTTGAGTTGGCCGAACCTTCTGTGTTTGATGTTGTTAAGCGTAAGCGTGTGGAGCGTGCTCGTGTTCACTCTGCTAATTGTACGCCTGAGCGTCTTCGTGTTCGTGAGCGTTGTACTAACGCTCGTATTTCGTTTCTTCGTCGTTCTCTTGAGGAGGGGTGAAATGGGGAACCTGGGTGCCCCTCATTTATTTTTATGTTTAATTTAATTGCGTTAGCGTATTTTCTTCTCTTCTCTTCTCTTTCTTGGCGCGGTGAATCGGCGCACGAGCGTAGCGGAGTAAGCCTTTGAGCCGCGCCTTCTTTGTCTTTGTCTTTTTCTTTGTTTGTCGCCTTGTGGCGTCGTGTCTAACTGCTGCGGCTTGTGGATAACCGGTGGCTACGTCCAGCCGGTGTTATCCACAATCGCGTCAGTGTTGCTAGAATGTCTTTCTTTTCTTTCTTGTCTTTTTTTATCTAAGGAGCGTAAGCGTATGTTGAAGGTATTCTGTGTTTATGATGATAAAGCGAAGGCGTATTTGCCACCTTTTTTCCTGCCCGAAATGGGCATGGCTACGCGTGCGTTTGCGGATGCTATTAATGATAAGTCGCACGCTTTTGGTCGGCATCCTGCCGATTATACTCTTTTTTGTTGCGGCACTTTTGATGACCGCGGTGGCAAGTTTGATATTGAGAGCACTTTACTTGTCGTGGCGCACGGTATTGAGCTTGTAGATCGTGTGGAAGCTGCGGCGCAGGTTCCCTTGGCTTTGAATGGTGGTTCAGTTGTTGTTTCTAAGGAGTCCCGCCCATGAAGATGCGTTCTGTTATGTCTCACGCTTTCTCGATGGTGCCCTCTGCAGAGATTCCTCGTTCGTCGTTTGACCGGTCTCACGGTTATAAAACGACGTTTGATGCTGGTTTGCTAATTCCTATTTTCGTCGATGAGGCTTTGCCGGGCGATACTTTTAATCTTTCTATGTCGGGTTTTGCGCGCCTCGCTACCCCTATTTATCCGCTGATGGATAATATGTTTATGGATACGTTCTTTTTTGCCGTCCCTAATCGGCTGCTCTGGTGGAATTGGGAGCGGTTCAATGGCGCGCAGGATAACCCGGATGATTCGACGGATTTTACGGTTCCGATTATGTCTGTTAATGAGGATGGTTCTTTCGCTGCAGGTTCTATTGCTGATTATTTTGGTTTGCCGCTTGGCGTCACGATAGGTGACGGTGCGGGCGAGACCGAGGTCTCGGCGCTGCCGTTTCGTGCGTATTGGCAGATTTGGAATCAGTGGTTTCGGGATCAAAACCTGCAGGATTCTAATATTTTCGGTCTTAATGGTGATGATGGTCCGGACGGTGTTACTACTGCTGATCTTTTGCCGTTGCGTCGTGGTAAGCGCCATGATTATTTTACTTCGTGTTTGCCGTGGCCGCAGAAAGGTGATGCGG